GCTCAACAAAACCCGTGAGGAGGTTGCCCGTGATAACGTTACTCAAGCAGAAATTGACCGCATTTCGAGTCACATTGACCAACGCTTTAACAAGCTTGAAGAAAAGATTGACCAGCTTATTCGCCAAGGAAGATAAGTAATCATGGCACTCCCATACACTGTTGTTGGCAAAGCAATTAATGCTGGCGCTGATGCGCTTGATTACAAACTTCCAACATGGGCTAAAACAGCACTTGATCCAGTTGGTGCTGCAAAAAATTATGTTGCCAGTAAAGCTGAATCCGCTATGGGTTTGCCATCTGGATCAATTGGTTTAGCTACAGACCCATCAGGATTTGCAAGAAATTTGGCAAAAGATGTAAGCAAGGACTACATTAAGAATTCTTTTGTAGAAAGAGAACCAATTCCAGTTGAAGACTTGGAGCCATCACCAGTTGGAAATTTGCCTGAAATTGGTAATATAGAAGACATTGAGTGGGAGGGTGAATACAAGCGAGGCGGTAAAGTTAAAGCTAAAGCGCCAGCTAAAACATCCAAACCAAAGATTAGCACAGCTTCACGCCGTGGTGATGGTATTGCCCAGCGTGGCAAAACTCGCGGGAGAATGGTGTAATGCCAAGCAAGAGTAAAGCTCAACATAATTTCATGGCCGCGATTGCACATTCGCCATCGTTCGCTAAGAAAGCTGGAGTGCCCATGTCTGTGGGTAAAGAGTTTAACGAGGCCGACAAAGGCCGTAAATTTTCTAAAGGTGGCGATATGAAACACGAAGACGTAAAGATGGACAAGAAGATGATGCAGAAGGCCGTGAACAAACACGAAGGCCGTTTGCACAAAGGCGCATCTATGACCAAGCTGGCCAGTGGTGGTATGCCAATGGTTATGAAAGACGGTCAAAAAGTTCCTGCTTTTGCTGCTGACGGCAAGGGTAAGATGTCCAAAGGCGGTATGGCCAAGAAGATGAATATGGGCGGCATGGCTTATTCAAAAGGCGGCTATACAAAAGCGGCTGATGGTATTGCTACTAAAGGCAAGACCAAAGGTATGCAAGTAAAAATGCGCGGCGGTGGAATGTGTTAAGGAATTATCATGGCAACTAAAAAATATGATGAACCAAGCTACGCTTACACCGCTGGCGTTGGAAAAATGGCTGATGATGACTTTGATATTAAAGGTGCAACAAATTCAGAAGCCGAAATGAGGTTCAGTGATGTGCCTGATCAAAAAGCTATGCGTTACATGGCCGAAGACGAAAAATTATCTGAGTTTTTGAATCCTAAAGCTGGTGCTGGCCGTGGCCGTCAAGGCGGACCTACAGCTAAAGAGCTGGCTGACTATGAACGCAAAATGAATCGTGGCATCTATACATCTGAGATGGGTAAGCCCCCCCAAGATATAGATGGCGGTTCAGCGGCTCCTAAAAAGAAGGTTGTCAAGAAAGCCAGTGGCGGTATGACTGCTTCTAAGAGAGCCGATGGTATTGCTCAGCGCGGTAAAACGCGCGGAAAGATGTGTTAAATCATGATGCCTAGCCGTGGTATGGGTGCTATGCGCGCCTCAAAAATGCCCAAAGGTGTACGCAAAGAGCGTAGGGATGACACCGACTTTACCGAGTACGCTGATGGTGGTCCTGTTGGTTTGTATGCCAACATTAACGCCAAAAGAAAACGTATAGCGGCTGGCTCTAAAGAGAAGATGCGTAAGCCCGGCTCTAAAGGCGCACCTACGGCTCAAGCATTCATTAACTCTGCAAAGACTGCTAAGAAATGACCACTACAGGAACCAGCTCCTTCAACATGGAGTTCACCGAGCTCGCTGAAGAGGCGTGGGAGAGAGCTGGCCGTGAGATGCGTACTGGTTATGACCTACGCACAGCTCGCCGCTCTCTTAACCTGATGACCATTGAGTGGGCTAATCGCGGCATCAATATGTGGACGATTGAGACAGGTACTATTACTCTGACTCCGGGATTGGCCACATATGCCCTGCCGACAGATACGATTGACTTGCTGGATCATGTGATCAGAACACAAGCCAACAACTCATCTACTCAGGCAGACTTGAGTATTACGCGAATCAGCGTTTCTACTTACGCCACGATCCCTAACAAGTTGGTTCAAGGTAGGCCGATCCAAGTCTGGATTCAGCGTTTGTCAGGTGAAACTAATCCTACTGCCGCTGTACTTGATGGCGCTATTACATCAACAGATACAACGATTGTCTTAAGCACTGTTGACGGTCTTGCTGGTTCTGGTTTTATTCGTCTTGGCACAGAAGATATTTACTACACCTATATCACCGGCAACACGCTGGGCGGTGTATTTCGTGGCCAGAACAACACAACTGCGGCGGCTCAAGCTGATGGCACGGCTGTGTTTGTGCCCCAGCTTCCTGCCGTGACTGTATGGCCTACGCCAGATAACTCACAGCAGTACCAGTTTGTGTATTACAGAATGCGCCGCATCCAAGACGCTGGAGCTGGTGTACAGACTGCTGATATGAATTTCCGATTCCTGCCTTGTGTAGCAGCCGGATTAGCCTATTACATAGCCATGAAGGTGCCTGAACTGCAAGGCCGTCTGGATATGCTTAAAAAGGTTTATGACGAACAGTATGCTTTGGCGGCCCAAGAGGATCGCGAGAAGGCTACATTGAGGTTAGTGCCTCGTATAGCGTTCATTGGTGGTGGTACTTAATGGCAACTCCATTTGCATCCGGTAAATATGCTATTGCCGAATGTGATCGGTGTGGGCAGCGCTATAAGTTGAAACAGCTGAAGATGGAGGTCATCAAGACCAAGCTGTATCAGCTGAAGGTTTGTGAAGCTTGCTGGGATCCTGACCAGCCTCAGTTACAGTTGGGTATGTATCCTGTTTATGATCCACAGGCTTTGTATCAGCCACGGCCAGATACAACGTATGTGACTGCGGGTTTAAATACTGCGGGTAATTTGACTGGTGGCTCACGGGACATCCAGTGGGGTTGGTTTCCGGTGGGTGGATCTAGTAGTTTTGATGCGTATTTAACGCCCAACTACTTGGTTGCAACAACATTTGTTGGTACAGTAACAGTTTCATAGGAGCTAAAAATGGCATATACACGATCAGCAGACGGCATCGCTAAAAAAGGTAAGACCGAGGGTAAAAACCTTGGTAATAGCGGTCCTAAAGTGGCCAATCAACATGGCCCCATACATGGTACCGTTGGTAAAACCAATGCCAACATGAAAACAATGGGCCGTAATTTGGCCAAAATTGCAGCACAAAAGCGAGGCTAATATGGCTAAATACAGCAAACAAATGATGGGCAAAGAAGTTGGCGATGCCAAAGTTTATGCTCCTCCGCACACAATGAAGGGCGAGAAGGTTGCTCCTAAAGAGAATCCTGGCTCTGGTCCTAATCTAAGCCGTGCTGATACAGTTGATGCAACCATTGGCAACATCAATAAGTCTTCTGGTGGTGAGCCAAAAACTTCTGGTATCAAAATGCGTGGCGCAGGTGCAGCTACCAAAGGCTTTATGTCTAGAGGCCCGATGGCATGAACTATACAGAGCTTGTCACGCAGGTAAGCGATTACTGCGAGAACTCTTTCCCAACTGACAATATGAATGTGTTCATTCGTCAGGCGGAGCAGCGCATCTATAACACTGCGCAACCCGCTAATTTGCGAAAGAACGTGACAGGCGTATTGACCACCGGCAATAAGTACTTACAGTGCCCTTCGGATTTCTTGTCTGTATATAGCCTTGCCGTGTATCCGTACAATGCCACAACTGCCACAGGAACCTCTGGTCAAAAGACGATTGTGGTCGCTAGTACGACAGGTATTGCAGTGGGTCAGCAGGTAACCGGGACTGGGATTGGCACAAATGCGTTGGTTCGTAGTATCGCCAGCACAACCATTACCTTGACTGTTGCTAATAGCGGCACGGTGTCTGGCGCTGTTGTGTTTCAAGGCGACTATCTGTATTTGTTAAATAAGGATGTTAACTTCATTCGTGAAGCGTATCCTTTGTCGGCACAGGTAAGTGAGCCAAAACACTACGCCATCTTTGGACCCCAATCAAACGATGTAAACGAGTTAACATTCATTGTTGGCCCAACACCGAGCGCAGCTTACAACGCAGAGCTTCATTACAACTACTACCCTGAGTCGATTGTCACAGCCGGAACTACATGGCTGGGAGATAACTTTGATTCTGTGTTGTTGTACGGAACTATCTGTGAGGCTTTTGTCTACATGAAGGGCGATCAGGGTATGGTTCAGCTTGCTCAAGAACGTTATGTTCAAGCTATTAGCCTGTATAAAAACTTGTCGGATGGCAAACAACGTGCTGATGCTTATCGTGATGGCCAGGTTAGAGTGGCAGTATTATGAGTATTGTTCAAACCCAAACCACCAGCTTTAAAAAAGAGCTGTACCAAGGCATCCACGACCTTACAACTGATGTCTTAAAGATAGCTTTGTACACGGCCAGCGCAGATTTAAACGAGGCAACAACTGTTTACTCATCAAATAATGAGGTGACTGGTACTGGTTATGTTGCTGGCGGTATTGTTTTGACAGGCACAACGGTTCAGTCTGATGGTTACACTGCTTTTGTTAATTTCTCTAACGCAGTGTTCAATGCTTCAGTAACGGCCCGTTGCGCTCTGATCTACAACGTTACTCAAGGTAATAAATCCATTGCTGTTTTAGACTTTGGGTCTGACAAGACTTCTGCTAATTTCACCATCACAATGCCTGCCAATACAGCCACGGCAGCATTGATTCGTTCTTCTAATTAAGGAATCATCATGACCACAGAAAAACTCACAGCCACTGACATTGTTTCTAGTGGTCTGACCTGTAATCTTAAATCCGGTGAGGAAGCAAAAGCTACCGGCCTGTTTGAAATCAAGTGCCATGACAAAGACGGTAACCTGAAATGGGAAGCCCAGTCTAAGAACTTGGTAGTCAATGTTGGCCTTCAGTACATGGCGGGCAGTGCTTTGACTTCAGTCACGCAGATTACCACTTGGTATCTTGGCCTATACGGTGCTGGTGCTTCTAATACACCTGCGGCGGGCGACACAATGTCTTCCCATGCTGGTTGGACTGAGGTTGTGGCTTACAGCAATGCAACCCGTGTGGCGGCTACGTTTGCTACGGCTACAACTGCTAACCCTTCAGTAGTCACTAACTCAGCTTCTCCTGCCACATTTAACATTAACGGCACAACGACTGTGGGCGGGGCTTTCCTGACCAGTGGTAGTGCCAAGAGCGGTACAACTGGGACTTTGTTCTCAGCGGCTGACTTTGGCTCACCCGGTGATCGTTCTGTGGTGAGCAGTGATACTTTGTCTGTGACTTACACATTCAGCTTGGCGGGCTAATATGTCAGCGTGGGGTTCCGGCGCATGGGGTGA